ATTGAAGGTAGGCAAGACGTTGAGATTGATGGCAAAGTATGGGATATTAAAAGTGCATCACCATACTCATTTGATAAAAAGTTTGGAGAAGCAGGGGGATTTAGTGAAGTTGCTAGAGAAGATTCCTTTGGTTATGTATCACAAGGATTTTTATATGGCGAGAGTCAAAAGAAAAAGTTTGGTGGCTGGATTGTAGTTAATAAATCTACTGGTGAGTGGGCAGTTTGTGAAACACCTGCAGAACATGAAGAATATAAAAAGACAGCACTAAATTCTGCCAAGAATAATTTTAAAGCATTAACTAATGGTGAACCTTTTAAAAGATGTTATGATGATGTAGCAGAAACTTTTAGAAGTAAACCTACAGGTAATAGAGTTTTGGGTTTTGTATGTTCATACTGCCCATACAAACTTCCTTGTTGGGGAAGAGACAAATTGCAGTTGTTACCACAACAGCAATCTAAAGGCAAGAATCCTAAATGGGTTTGGTACACTTCTGTAACGAATCCAAAAGAGGAGACGACAGAGTATGGTGGGGAGTAGTTTGAGGGGTCTGTTTCTCACCATCTCTTATAATGTTATACTTCGTATTATATAAAAATAAAAAAGATAAAGATTACAAAATGTTTAGTAACACATTATTCGATAATGAAAAAGATGCAAATGATTTTGGTAGAAAAAGTATGAAAAGAAATTTTGAACATAAAATTGTTGAATATAATAAAGACAACATAGATAGGTATTGGTATACATGACAAAGAAAAAAGATGGTTTAAGTTTAATAAATTCAATCAAGGTACTAGTTAGTCCTTGGCAAAATGGTTTTACTTGTGGTATCGTTATGGATAGTAAATCTAAAATGGGTACTGAAGAATATGAATTATGTTCTACTATAGCTAGAGGCATGATAAAGATGGCAACTACTGACCCTCATTCAACGTTTCTATGGGGACTTCGTGGATTTGCAGACGATAAGAAAAAAAGATCTAAAGATCTTACAATTAGTTCTGTTGCAGAGTTTAATGATGAATCTAATATTGTAGATTTTTTAGAATATTTAAAAAAGAAACGGGATAAGGAGTTAAACTAGTGGCGACACATTTAGTTATGGGTGACCCTCATTGCACACCCAAAGCAAGCAATGATAGATTTTTATGGGCAGGTAAACTTGCACATGATATAAAACCTAATACCATAATATGTATGGGAGACTTTGCAAGTATGGATTCTCTATCTAGTTATGATAAAGGTAAAAAACAATTTGAAGGTAGAAGATATAGAAAAGATATAGATCATGCCCATGATGCATTGGAAAAATTTAATAAAGGTCTCAACGGCAGACGACCAAGAAAGATCATGCTACTTGGTAATCACGAAGATAGAATAGATAGAACAATAGATGACATACCAGAACTTGAAGGTGCAATTAGTACAGACGATTTTAAATTTGAAAAATTTGGTTGGGAAGTTTATCCATACCAGAAACCTGTTAATGTTGATGGTATATACTATTGCCATAATTATCCTACTGGTGTCATGGGGAAGCCTATTAGCGGTGACAATGTTGCTCGTTCTCTTCTCTTGAAAAATAAAGTATCTTCTACTGTAGGTCACATACATACGTTTGATTATGCTATGTGTGCATTACCTTCTGGTAGAAAGTTAATGGGGCTATCTGCAGGGTGCTACTTGCATCACAGAGAAAATTATGCTAAAGCTACTCAACAAATGTGGTGGAGTGGACTTGTAGTTAAACGTAATGTATCTAAAGGCGAGTATGATTTAGAGACTATACACTATAATACAATTAGGAGAAAGTATGGTAAAAAATAAAAGAACATATAAATTTGCAAAAGATCATAGTCATGATATGTCATATGAAAATGAGATTACATATGATAATGTAAATGCACCTGCACATTACTTGCATGGTAGAAAAGAAACTATAGATGTTATTACAGACTGTATGACTAATGATGAGTTTCATGGATATCTTAAAGGTAATATATTGAAGTATGTTTCTAGGTATAAGTTTAAAGGAGAACCTTTAGAAGATCTACAAAAAGCACACTGGTATTTAAACAGACTAATAAAGGAGGTCAGCAATGGGGCAAGTTAAACAAGCAGTACTAGAAGTAGAAGACTTTGTTTCTGCATGCGTTAGAGATGGTAGAACTCTTAATCAAACTATAAGAGATGCTAGAGAATCTAAAGCTGCAAAACATAATCCATATCTTGATGATGAAGATATGATAGAAAATAAATACTACCAATTTAAAGGAGCATGGTAATGGATATAAGAGAAGCAATGATAAAGGCGTTAAGAAAAAAATATGAAGCAGTAATAGAAGAGGCTAAAGCTACTGCTGAAGTCTA